AGAGTTGGATGACCTTGGTATTGATGAAAATACTGAATTGACACCACAGCAAATAAAGAAATGGACCGTTAGGAAAGCTTTTGTTAAGGTCGAGAATAACATGTACCGAAATACAGATATGGTGACAAACAAAGCCCCTAGACTAATACAAGGTGCCCAACCCGAATTCATTGTTCTCGTTGGCCCATGGATAATGGCCTTGCAAAAGAAATTTAAGAAATCCTGGTCTCAAGATTTTTGCATGTGCTACACGAGTGGTTTATCTTCATTGGAAGCTGCACAGTACATTACCCATGACGACTCCTGGACCATTTTGGAGGATGACGTCGGTGCATGGGATGCTTCCGTGGCCCAAGAATTGTGTTCATTTGAAGTTGCAATGTCAAAGTGGTTTGGAGCACCACGAGCTGTATTACAACTGATGCGAGGAAATGTGAACACTATTGGGTATACATCAAAGGGCCACAAATACACCAGGTTGGGTATGCGCAAATCAGGAGACCCTTATACGTCCCTGTATAATACGATGTGGAATGGTCTCATACATTTCCACATTTATTGCATTGCCCAGAATAAAACTCCACAAGAAGCGTCGTTTGACATAAGGATGCTTCTGCAAGGGGACGACAGTTTGATAGTTTACCGACGGACAAACCAAATTATACCTTGGAAAGAATCCATGAATTTTTTCGGGTTTGATGCTATCGCTATATTTAGAGACCACTTTCACGAATGCGAATTTTGCAGTAATTTGCTGTATATGGTGAAAGAAGGCTGGGTTTTTGGTCCTAAAATTGGTAGAATCCTCGGTAAACTGGCTTTTTATGTTAACCCTCCCAAGAACGTGTCGTCAGCATCATTAGTTCGAGGAACAGCACTCGGATTGATGTCCTCCTGCCACCATATTCCATATTTGCGTGAGTATTTGGACCGTATATTAGTGCTCACAAAAGGTGTGCAGGCTTATCGTGCCCCAGGGGAGGAGTGGAAATTGCAATACATAAAATGTACCACCACCCCCCTCACTATGTTCACCGTTTATGATAGATACGGTGTTGCCAACAGGGAGTTGCGCAGCTTTAAGAACATGATCAACGCGTGTGAATTAGGAATTGATATAACAGATTCACTTTATCGCGTGTTAATAGACAGGGAAGTATCCATACATAGTCATTATTAAGTATGCCCTGTCTTAAAGTCCGCAATGACGTTAAACTAGGCCAAACACCGCCAACCAAGTTGGTGTGCTATTCGTGCGCATGTTGAGTGCGGCCCCGTGCGTGTCCCCCACCAGGACGTGTGTTGTAGTATGAGAACATGAAAGGAAACACCATCCTGTAAGTGTCGTAGCGCTCAGAATACAAACCACTAATGTTGGTTTGGAACGGCGGTACATCACCCGCATCGAAGTCATAATTGTCCACTTAGCACCGATTACCCATGTGTAAACAGAATAACCCAGAAGCACCATCTTCGCAAACTGGTACCTTTCAAGCTGTAATCAGCAATTACGAACCTAATCCCGTGGAGGTCATCACACAATATGCGCGTGATAGATTTGCCACTGTCCGAGCCTTTGGCGTGCCAGCCATCATCGACACACAGACAGGTCAACTTATTGATCAGAACACTGTTGACCATTTGTGCAATGAATTGTTGGCCCAAGCCCTGTCAGCTAATCAAGATGATTATACGCTTGATCGCAATTTCAGCAATTGGGGCACTGATGCATTCACTCTCAATTCAATTTCTACAGTTGTTGTGAATTGGAGTCTCTCATCCAAAGTGAGGAATAAGAACGCTCATTCCTATAATGGTAACACAACCCCTGACCTGTCTATTTTTAGACCCGGAGCAGAATTTGATGCACAATCAATAGTTGAGGTGCTCCGAGGCTTAGCCGATGGAGAACTCACCGGCAAGCAGGCTGTTGACCGGTTGACTAGTGACCAGGAACAAATATTTGAGGATTTTGAGCATGAGGATCAAGAAATGCAATTGTCGCCCGAGGACAGAAAATTCTACGCTGATCGTATGGCAGCATATAATCAAGCGCGTATAGAGGCAAGCAAAATATTAAAGAATGGGGGAGTCAGACCTAAGGCTCTTACAATTAATAATCATCCCATCCCTCTTTCGGGCAAGAAGAGGAACAAGTTGGCCCATTCTTATAATGGCAACCCTTCGCGTAGAAGAAAACAACCAAAGGTGCCCAAGCGTCTGCGTGTACGCAAGCAACCTAAACAGAAACGTAGTACTACCACGGCTGGTGGCCGACAAACCAAAAGAACCATGGTTGCGTCTACTGCCACCGAGGTTCGTTCAACCAATCATGCCCCAGTTCGATTGAGAGGGCGTGAAATGTGCACCACCGTTGGCCCGCCCGCCACTTACACCGCCAACGACTTCAAACCCTTTGCCCAACCTGTAGTTGTTACCACACCACCCACTGGTTTTAACGCTTTAATCAACCCCGGGAACAGTGATATGTTTCCCCAGTTGATTCAGGAAGTCTCAGTTTATGACAAGTTCAAAATTAGGAAATTGAAGTTTTCCTACGTGTCCAATACTGCCACTTCCACCAATGGTGTCATACAGATGGCCATTGACTATGATTCTTATGACCAGTCCACCACAGGTGTGCTTTACACAATGCGTGATTTAGCATTGTTGGAAGGCGCATGTTCAGAAACTGTGTGGGATCCTCGTGCGTTGGTTTTAACATATACACCACGCATGGATGACAAACGGTGGTTTTATGTCACCGAAGCAGGTCAAACCGGTGCCAAAGCACCCCCTTTGCGAGATACTTATCCCGGTGTCTTGCAGTGTTATGGCAGCACCAGCTTAGCTGCAGGAGCTATACTTGGCCAGTTATGGGTCGAGTATGATATCGAGTTTATTGGAAGGAAAAAACCTATTCCTCCATCGGCTGCTGCTGTTCAATGGGCTGTAGCAGGTGTGCCTACATCTACAGCCACAATTTTTTCAACACCCACCTATGCTGTCGCGAACTCAGGCGATTTTGCTATAACTGCCCCGAACAGGTTATCCTTTTTCCGAGCAGGAAGGTATGCTATACATGCCCGACAGGTGGGTACCGTCATCACTGGTGATATTGTGATTGACGTTGGAGTAGCCACTGAGGGATCAATAACAGCTGTAACGTTAGTGGATGGCACGACCGTCCACAAGGGCATCAGCAATGGATCACTCACATCACACTCGTACGGTGTGTATGATGTGGCTTTACCCTCAACAGGTGGCTCCGCTGATATAAGATTCTCATTAGGAGCTGCCACCACATTCACAGGTAGTTATGTGAGTGTGCATGGTGTTCATGACAGTTTTGCAGAGCATGAACCATTAACCTTGGAGCAACGTCTATCCAAGTTGGAAAAGACACAACCGTTGGACTACAGTTTGTGTCAGTCCGAAGACGAGTGCAAATTATCTGATTCAGTTTTGCTGAAAACGGTAACTGCGCGATTGACTGGTAAATAGTCACGCAACAATTGTTGCAACATGATTGGGTGTTTCCCTACAAAAAGAATGCGTTCTTTTCTGATCCATTGATCTCTTTTCATATCTCACCATGATAACTGTGCAGTTATTAGGATTGTAACCTGCCACACGGCAAATAACAACCACGATCGACCATCAAAAAAATTTCGTGGGGGGCTTTAAAACCCCAATCATCCCTTGGCCTACTCACAATGAT